CTAGAGCCAATTACATTCCGAATGCGTGTATGGAGATCAATAAGTGGTGCTGGACCGCTTGCAACGCCTCCAAAGCCCTTAATAGGGGCTCCTAGAGGACGTATGAGGTCATAGTTGAACTGTTGAATAGGCTGATTTTGACGAAGGAATGAGTTAATCAAAAGGCGTACAGATTCTACCCAACCTTCACGAGTATCTGGAATTTCATAAATAGATGCTGGCTCTGTAGGAGCATAAATAGACATTTGCTTGTCTTGTCCAAGTGTGTCAAATCCAACACCAATACCTAACATTAATGCATCCATTACCCAGGCAAATAGTGCACCAGGATCGTTGCGGTCAAGGTCACGAGTAGAAACCATTGCACAATTCTGAAGGGATGCTGAGTTACGCTTTTCCATAGTCATTGGAGTTCCAAATGCCCAAAGGCCACGACCTGGAGGTGTCCACTTTAATTCAAACATTCTTTGAAAAGCTTCTTGTGCAGACTTCTGTGCTTTATTATCATTCCATGGTAGACGGTTATCTTTAGCATGATTCTTTTGAACTGAATACATACCCTCAATTACACGACGACAAACCTCGTGCCAGCGTTCCTTAGTTCCGTCTTCTTTAACACGAGAATATGTACGGATAAATGTAACTTCTCCTAAAGAGTTTGATCCTGCATCTTGAAATCCAAAAGGTGCTGGAACATTATTATATTTATTTACAAATTCATCTGAAAGACGAAAAGAGAATACGGTTTCTGACATTTATTTACCTTTCATAGCAAAAATAATTTAAGTACTTCAGTAATTCGGAAGTAGTGCTTAAGTATAACACAGTTTAAAAAGAAAAACACGCTCACTAAGAGCGTGTCAATCTATACTTTATGGTTAGTACTTTTGTAAAACAAAAGTAGTCTTACATTATGAGATCCAGTGGTTTGGAACCATATACTTTAAGCCACTTTTAACCAGGTGTGCTGTATGGTGATATGGTGGCGATGGTGGAAACACAATAATACTTCCTGCTTTTGGTTTTACAGCAAATGTATAATTTCCAGTTCTTTCTGCTTCAGCAAAATCTGGAGTTGGTCCTGCTTGCTGTAAGATTCCATCGGGAGAAGAGATGGTAAATGATATTTCTCCACCCTCATAATCATCGTTAAGGTACATAACAAAAGAAACCTTTAGTCTTTCATCTCCCTCTTGCTGATCAAAATGAGCGCCCATAAAAGTGCCAGGCTCATATCTTTTTATTGGATACATTGGAAACAGCTTTGGTTCGTCTGTTATTCCTTGTGCTGCAGCATAATCTTTTGCTACAACATCAAAAGCTTCTTTAATTGTATTATAAATATAATTATTTTTTTCATCATTTGTTTCTGGTGTATAAATTGTTTTATCTGTTCCATAAACGTAATGTTGACCACTACAAGCCATCCATTCACCCCAAGGATCTTTATTGTCTTTATCAATCGCTTCTACAAGTTTTGCTGGATTTTCAATTACGTTTGTGTAATAGTAAACCTTTTCTTCAAGTATTTCTCTGTCCATATTTTATCTCCTTAGTATCTATTCTTTTCATAGTGATCTTTTTCTCTGATAAAGCCTACTATAACATATCTTATTGGCCCATCGCCAACAAATTTTACTCCATGCTCATATTTTTCAGTTCCTGGAAAAATAACTAAAGATCCTGGTTTTGGTTTTAGCTCTATGTCAAGATTTTCAAAGAAAAGTTCTCCATCTACATAGTCATCATTTAAATAAAGAATTGTTGCATAACGAATTGAAGGGTCTGTATGTTGATCTGTATGTGACTTTAATTGAACCTTTTCTTGCATTCTTTGCATAGTTCCAAATCCACCAAGCTCTAGACTGCTGTCTAGTTTTTGAACAAAGGAATTAACTCTTTCATGTATAACGCTGGTTACTGGATACTCTGTAATCTGCAAATTTTTATCATTCCAGTCTTTGGTAATTTCAAATTTTCCTTCTGCAACTAAGTTATCAACATCATCTCTTCCAAATTTTTCAAGACAAAATCTTGTTAAGTTTTTTACATATTCTATTGACCAGTCTTCTTCTGGTCTTGTCTTAATAATATCCCAAAGTTGAGCAAGCTCTTCTTTTGATACAAAATCTTCTACAAGCAAAATTTCATCATCAATATCAGTACACTTAAAGTTATTTTGCTCAAATAACTCTTTTAAAAAATTAGACATTATTTTTCCAAATCCTCTATCTTGTACGTATTGCCATCAGTATCTATTTTATACCCTTGTTTAATAAGATCTTGCCATTCCGCTCTTTCAATTTCTTGCTTTGCTCTAGTTTCTTTCATTTCTTCTGCCCATGCATCTCTTACTTCTTGTGGATAAGCAGATTCTTCTCTATCATCCCAGAAAGATCCTATGGTGTATCTAACACCCTTGGTTATTAAAGAAACCTCATGCATGTTACTAAATCCACCATCAAATACTGCAAGCATTCCAACTTTAGGGCGAATCTCTATATCTTGATCTGGAAACTTTAGCAGGCCTCCTTCAAAATCATCATTAAGGTATAAAAATCCTGCATATCTACTTCTTGTAAATGCTCCAGAATTTCCATGCTCGTCTGTATTGTCTGAATGGATTCTTGCATATGCTCCTGGTTCCCATTTTTGAGTATGGTAGCCAATCTTACAAATTGTTTTTGGGTCAAGGTCATGAACTGAAGCAATAGCCTCTGGCATTATTTTTTCAATATCAGAAAACATTGTAGGGGATAAACCAGCATCTAAAACTTCTTTATCATTATCTTGTGGGGTTACAGAAGAATAAGATTCATAAAAAGATATTGGCATCCAAGAAAGTTTGCCGTTATCTGCTTGAGCATCTAGTGCCTGAATCATTTTTTTACAATTTTCTTCAGATATGAAGTTTTCGTAAACAACAATATCTTTTGTAATTCTTTGTTTATTGTCTAGATTCATTTTATTCTTCTTTCTTTGTCGGCGGATTGTTTGTTTGGGTATTCTTTCTTAAACTCTTCCATGATCTCTGACCACTCTTTGGCCCATTCTTCTTTCCCATACTGAGACTCTCTTTTAAACCACATTGGATCACCAACTTCATACCTCATCCAATACATTCTAGATAGATATTTTTTTTCTCCTGTTGCTGGCATTACTCCGTGAATATAAACATTGCCATCTTTAGTTAATATCTCTGGGTGGCCAGATGGGAATATTAAATAGTCCCCTGCCTCTGGCTTATACATATAGGCTTCACCATTCACAATAAAATCAATCTCTCCATTGTCATAGTCATCATTAAAATAGGCCAAAGCGGTTATGGCAAACTTATACCCTGGTGTTGTCATTGGTTCTCTAATGTAGTCAGAGTGGTAGGTCATTGCTACTGGATCTTTTATGTCTGTTCTATACCTTGCTATTGATGGCCCATTTGTTTTCCATAGCTTTACGGTATCGCCTTCGTAAGTTGTGATGATTTTATCCTTATCAAAATCAACATTATTTTTTAATATATAGTCTTCAGTTGCCAGATAAAAGTTTTCAAAAAGTTCTATAATTGCATCTTTTTGTTCTTTGTCTTTTTCTGTTACTGTGTTCACATTTTTAATTTCATCAATGCTCATGGTTCCTGGATAACCTTTAAATAGTGGATTGAGGTACTCACCAAAACTAGACCATTCTGACCAAGGACTAAATATTGCATCTTTGTCTTCATCTTTTAAAATTGAAAATGTTTTTGAAATATCTTTGAAAAGATTTTTATAAACAAATATCTGTGGATATATTTCAACACAATCTAAAACCTTTTCTTTCACGGTTTTCTGTCTCCTGTGTGCTCTGTAATTTCCCAAAAGAATGGGCAGGTATATCTAATTCCACTCTTTATCTCTGTTACTCCGTGAACATAATTCATGTCCCCTGGGAAAAAATAAGCAGCGCCTTTCTTTGGCTTAAACTGAACATCTTGCAATGGGAAGTATAACTCTCCACCTTCATAGTCTTCATTTAGATAAAATAAACTTGAAAGATCATAGTTTGGGAAGTCATTTGGAAGTCCTGCATCTGGACCTTCATGTAGTTCTTTGTCTGCATGAGGCTTTTGAAACTGTCCTGGAAGCCATCTAACAATAGTTGTACCAGTAGGTGTGACCTTTACTTTGTAGAACTCTTCAACTATAGGCTTTAACCTTTGAAACAATCCTGCAATTACGGGAGCAATAGTTGGATCATTTTTATCTAGAGTTGGACTAGTTGCCACTCTGTCTTTCCAGTATTCAGAGTCATACACAACTGTTCCATTTTCATTTACATGGCTTTGTGTTACATCCCAAATTGTCAAGGACTTTGCAGCTTTTTCTAAAAATTCTATTTCTTCTTGAGTCATAAAATTTTCTAACTCAACAATCATCTCTTTGCCATTGCCAAACCAACCAGAAGGTGTTAATGAAGGCTTTCTGACTACAACTGAAGCATTTATATTATCCATAATAGCATTATATCATAGGCAAAAATCCTATAATTTCCTCTCTATTTCTAGTTGCTTTAAAAACCTTTCTGGATTAAATCTCCAGTTGTCTTTTGCAAAGGAAGTTACAATTTTAAGACAAACATCTTCATAGTCTTCTTTGTTTAGCTTATCTTTAAGTTCGTGTAGGGCATCAACTGTGTCTATATAATTTTGTCTAACAAAAGATGGATCTCCAGCATGATTTCTTTTTAATATTTTTGTATTAATTTTTCCTGATGGTTCATACAACGAAACTGTTAAATAATCTTTTGCAAAACCAGCATCTTGATACATTTCATAGCCTTTAGTAGCTTCATTTAAGCTGTCAAAAGATATAATTGATCTAACGGGATATTCTCCATCTCTAGATACTGTTATTAGATAATGAAAAACATCACCCCTTTGAGTTCCTTTAACATATTCATCAATCATGTTAGTATGCGGATGATATGTGTCAGTCATTATTTACCTTGTTTTGTTTTATCGTCTACAAAAAGTTTTAATATTTTGACTTCATGCTCTCCTAAAGATTCTTGCTTTTCATTTACAGCATTTCTATACCAATCTGTCCATTGTCCAGTTGCAATTAATGGTTGTGCTGCTTCTCCATAAGCCTTGTTTGCTTCGTCTCTTTTTCTATCTTCATCTTTATAATCAACAATAGTAATTTCTGTATTATTTAGTTGTGTTAAAGATATAGGGATAACTGTTGCAACTGGCGTACCAGCTTTAATAACAACTCTTTTATTTGCTACTTTTGCTTTAATTGCTAGTGGGAGTGGATTATCGTAAAATGATGTACTAATTAAAGAAGACATGGTTTCAAAATCATCATTAAAATAATTTACTGGATTAATTGTAAGCATACTAATATTTTTATCTGTTCTAAATACTAATCCTGTTTTTAGACTTATAGAAGATTGTCCTCTACCAGAGTATGCATCTTCTGGACTAAATATTTTAACGCGATCACCACTTTGATCATTAATTCCGTCCCAAATAAATTCAATATCTTCTTTACAGGATAAGTTATATCCAATAACATTTGCTTGTGTTACTGGAAAACACCTATATGCATGGTTCTCAGATGTTTGATCCATCCAGTCTCTCTTGATAGACATTTGTGATATTTCAAAAGTACACCCTGGCCATTTTTCAACTGAAATGTTTAACATTTAGTCCTCTACATACATTTCTGGAGTATGAAACTTCTTGTTATAGTCAAGCATAGTCACAATAGAGTATTTTGTTCCCGAATGAACTGGCATAGCTTGATGAGGATACATAAAATTTGAAGGAAAAATAAACAGATCCCCTGCTTCTGGCTTTATCTTTAAATCTTGAAGTCTAAAGTACAGCTCTCCACCTTCATAGTCATCATTTGGATATGCAACTAGTGATACTGTACAGTTATATGAAAATCCATGATCATGGTGTTCCTTAAAGTGCTGACCTGGACCATATTTAATAAAGTTAAATGCTTCCCAGTATTTTAGCTCTCCTAGATTATAATCTTTGCAGTAATCTTTTACTGCTGGAGCTTGAACATCATAAACATCTTGCCAAAGTGATTGCAATGCAAGTGACTGTGGGCGTGGGTCATCAGCAAGGTTTTCTTTTTTAAATTTAAAATCAACACAATCTCTATATTCTGGCATTAATTGACGATATCCAACGTATGCTGGTAACCAACTATACTTTGTTTCATCTCCAACTTGGCCTAAATTAGACTCAAGTCTATTGGCAACATCAATTTCTTTTTTAATTACATTCTTGTAGCAATAAATTCCATTGCCAAGATTAACTTTTTCAGTCCAAGTGCTCATATTTCTCCTTATTTATATTCTCGTCTTGTCCAAATTT